GTGTGGATCCGGCACCGGAACCACACGCTAATAATTCCACACCATTCCCTAAACAATTTCCACTGGACGCACATGATGCTGGCTGATACGTTCCAAGTGTTCCAACAGAACCAGCATTACCAAATATATGATTAACAGCCGGTGGCGTGCCCAAGGCGGACATACCATTTACCTTAAACCCCCCACTATATGGGTTTGTTCCATAAGCATAATTGGAATCGCCATTACTACCGGAATATGCACGAACAATAAAATCATGGGCAATTTGTATTTCCTGTTGAACACGCCCACCCTTTTTTGACAGTGTTTCACTGTCTGAACTAGTCCAAAAACACCCACCTGCCTGTACGTCAATACTATAACGCCCGGCTGGAAAAATAGTGTTTTTATCAAACTTGGCTGATCCGTATAGCGTTACAATTGCACCATCGTCTGGAAATATCATTTTTTGAATGCCATCAACGGCCGACATAACATATGCAATGTTTTTGGTATTATTATTAACCAGCGTTTTGATTTCTTTGATTTCTTTTTGAACTGATACCACTTTGGCATATATTCCCATGGGTTTGCTCCTTATTGTTCATATATGAAATAAACCACACCATCCTCGGGTTCGCCCGGGAACGCACTTGTAACCGCGCATTTGCGAACCGCTGACAATGCCGCGTTTGCAATCGTGTCCGTTTTACCCAATTGCAAAACACCCTTTGCACTTGTACTGGCATCCGCAACCGATATTTCGCCGGCTGAATCCACACTGATGTTTGAACCAACAATCACACTGCCCAGTGTTGTTGTCGTTGCCGGAACTGCCGCATTTGAAACCGCTGTATCAACATAACTCTTGGTCGCCGCGTCCGCATTGGCTGTTGGTGTTGCCAAATTGGTAATTTTATGGCCGTTCCACGACTGGTCTGCCGTTGGCAATACACTGCCGTCTTTTTCCAATTTGTTATTGACCGCATTTAACAATGTATTAAAATTGTCATCCACATGTGTGGAATTGGCCTTTATCTGATTGATGCGGTCTTGTTCCATTGACCACGGTAATGTAATCACTGACATTTTTTGCCCCTTAAACTGCTGTTTTACTTGTGTTAAATAACAACATCAAATCAACAACTTGATGTTTAATTCCATTGACATTCGCCGTCATGCGTATGCTGAAATTGTGTCCCAGCCCCGATGCCGAATGTGTATCTGCCGCCGGCGTCATATCGCCATACATCCCGGCCCAGTATTCTGAATCTGTTTCCGACCCGATGTACGCCCATGCGCCCACACCACCGGTTACAACCCACGCATAATACGCCTGGGCATTGCTGTGGGTGGAATCGGTTTCAACCGATATAATGTCGCCATCGTTTAATCCGGTTGTTGTGTATGCCTGTAAATCTGCGTATGTTTCCACCGTATCAACCGGTGTAATATCCCATTGCGCCGTTCCATTTGTTGGATCATTGGCTAACGCATAGTTTGACCAAATAAATCCGCTTTCCGCGATTGAATTGATAACGTCGCTTGTGTCTGTCCAGTTATAATATGACTGGTTCTCAAAATCTTTATACACCGCAAACGATAAATTGATTTTGTCGGACGACGAATGCCGCAATTGAAACAAATTGATGCGTTTAAGGTTTTCGTTGCCACAATTGGTGTATGACGTCCATATTTCCAGCGGAATAAAGTTTTTATCCAATTCGGATGTCCCATATTGGAACACGCCGTTGGACATACCGAATAACAACCGCCCATCAAACACACACATTGTGTATGCGTTTATGCTGTTGAATAACGACCATTTGCCGCTTGTGATGTTCATACACACCTGGACGAAACTGCCACTGCCCTGTGGAATGTTGAATAATACAAAATCCTCGGTCGGAACAACGGCGCCCATAAATCCATATTCCTTGCCAAACTTGGTTGCTTGATCCAATAACCACGTGTTGATTCTTTGGCTGAATATGTACTGTGCGTTTTGGTTTTCGCCATTGGCAAATATACTGTGGGCGGAAATAAACCCTTTGTTGGTCATAATGATTAAATCGCCCGACCAATTGATAAATGGCGTTTTGCCCAACGGATAACCGGTCTGATACGTTCCGTTATATTCGATGTTGGTTGCATCGTCCAGGTCATTACCCGAATATACGATTGCTTCTCCCTGGTCTGTTAAAAACCCGATGTACGCATTCAGCGACATACCGGCATCGCGCGAAATGTTGAACCCTGCAACAATACTGCCGCCTTTCTTGAATGTTCCGGACGTTGCGGACAAATCAAATTGTTTTAATGTCCCTTGGACATATCCCACCGGCAAATACCATGCCGACATATCGTTGCCAAATCCGGCGCACACCTGCGCATTTAACACCGATATCCAATCAAATATCTTGCTATCTGTGCCGGTAACGGCCCAATCGGCAATTGTAACCGCCTGGGTCTGTTCAAATGGATTGGAAACCGAAATCTGTTGCGCGTTATCTTGGCCATTGACCATGATAATTTGGTGATTCACATATGCCCAGCGCCATTCGTCTGTGGAATATCCGCTTTTGTTCGTAATCGCAACAAATGTTCCGCTTTGTTCCTGATACACATAAATCTTGTTGTCGGTGCATACAATTAACATCTTGTATTCCGGCAACGGAATCATTGTCTTGACCGGCTTGGAAAACGACAACACCGGGAAATACCCTTTACGGCTTTCCACCAGGTTTTGTTTGATAATATAGTTTTTACACGCCAACAAATGACCCTGTCCAACATCGGACAATGGCGCTTCACTGGACCAACCAACCCGATAAAGTGGTATTGTTATTCTGTCTGACATATTATATTTTCCAATTTCCGTCTGAATAGTTACTGATGTTGCGCAATGAACCACCGGCTAAATCAATTTGCTGTGGCGCTTGACCCTGCGCTTCGTGCTGGGATAACGTTTCCAAGAACTCTTTTTCAATTTCCGCCCAGTTACCAATATCTTTGTCTTTCAAATACCGATATGTCGTCCCCAACAATAAAATCTGATCCGGAATCAAACATGTGTCGGTATTGTTGTCAAACTTGGCTTTTTTCGTGCCATCTGCGGCAACAACCGGTTTGTTTGTGTAATACAGAAATTGAATTGGTGTGCCATCCGCTAACCCGGGGAATATGTAAATGGATTTGTCGCGAATATTGAATATTCCGGTTGTGCCAACCGCCACGGACGACGCTTTCATAACCATCCATTGATGCATATTGACCGCCTGCATCGCCACGCGCTGATTCAAATTGACCATCGTACCGGTATCAATGCCGGCGCAATCGTCCGCCAAACTCGCAAACGGATACTGGTTCCAATCGCCAATGCATTTCCATTGTACCCCGTCTGATGCGGTACCGGTTTCGCCTGGATTTAATCCAATCGTTGCCGGATCAACTGTCGGCGCGGCGGAAACAACTGGCGTATAACGATAATCGCCGGAATAAATGATATCTTTGCCACCAATCAACGTCTTGCCGCTTTCAAATGCCTTGTATGTGGTAAATGAACACATACGCAACAGTTCGGACAAACTGTTTTTATGCACAATGTCCTCTAACAATTCGTTCATTACACGGATGTTTTCCTGGACAATCAAATCTTGGCTGATAAATGGGTTGGACACGTTGCGATACAGCCCCTCGCGCGACAACACATTATCCATAATCTCTTTAACGTTCATTTGTATTCCCTTAAATTAAAAAAAGACCATAAACAAAAACTCATTGATTAAGTGTTTGTTTATGGTGTTTGTTTTTAATGTGTGCCCGTTTTTATACGGAACGGGCAAACCGCCTGACTTATTCAATCATTCAGATTACGAAACAACCGTGAATGCTTGGAATGCCGGTGTATCGCCTGGGACCAAACCCTCTGCGACACAGTAAATGCCGGCACCGGCCGGACAATCGGCCAATAATTTAACGGTCAAATAACCGCTTGCCGATGATCCTTTCAATTCGCCTGCTGGCGAAACATATTTTGTTCCGGCTGTAATTGCAGACGATGTTTTATTCACAGCGAAAATCGCCATACCGCCCGGGAAAAAGTCAATTTGCCCGGCTTTTGCACCGTATGCGCCCAATTCGTCGGCAACAATTGGTTCTTTTAAGTTAATGGTTGTAAATGCCATAATATACCTCCCTTAAATTAAGAACCAACAACAACACCCTGGAATGCACGGCCGCTGATGGTCATATTACCAGCCCACAACCATGCTTCGCTGTAAAGGTCTTGGTTGATTGAATTAACGCGTTCTTTTTTCGCCGGATTACGTGCGATGTGTGGGCGCAGATATATGAAATCTGTGTTCAAAACATACGCATGGTTGGCTGGGATTTTACCAGTCATTGGTTCCGCGGCAATACCCTGATCCAGGAATATAGGCAAACCGTTGATGGACAATTCCATGAACCCACCTTTACCTTCGGTCGAAACAAAACGCTGTACCGCTTGCAATGCGTTGAAATACTTGGAATACCAAGCATTGTCCATAAACACTGCCTTTGGTGTGTCGTTGTTACGCGTTGTTTTCATAATTGCTTCATTCAATTTATCAACAACGCTTTCGCTTGCGAATGTGCATGTGCCCTTGAAATTACGCCAAAACTTGTTGTCGTTGCTGGATGGGTCAATGCCACCAACTGTACCGGACGATGGTGTGTCCGAAACCAAGTAACGCAAACCACCAATCTGCATTGGGTCTGAACCATCCGAATAAACATCGGCGGCCATACCGTTTTGCAATGATTTTGCACCGTTTTTCAGTTTCGCAGAAACCAAATCAATCATTTGTGATTTACCACGATTGGCCATGATTTCAGAACCGGTTACAACCATTGTAACTGCGATTTTCTTACGACCAAATGATGCGGCTGTTGCGAACTTTTTGGATTCCAAATCCCATGCTTGTGCGCCATCATAACGATTGTATGCACCATTTTCTGCAACTTCCAAGTTTTGCAATATTTCAACACCGCCGTCCTCGGTAACGACGTTGCCACTCTTTTTCAACCAATCCAGCAATTTGCTGTTGGCTGTATAGTTATCTTTCAGTTCCTTGGTATAATTATCAACTGCCGTTGAATACAAGTTACCGAAATTAGGATTTCCAACTGCCATTTTATATGCTCCTTTAAGTAATTGGAAAAATTAAAATCAGTGCTATTGCACTCGCCCTTGTTGATATTTGTTTGTTTTGCGCCAAATACCGTTGCGCACTGTTTATTGTGTTTGTTTTTCGTTTTGTGTTTGTTTTTGGATAAAATGCCGACGGACGCGGTTGCCGTACCATTCGGCACGGGTCATGGAATATATTTCCCAATTCCCATTAACTTGGCGCAGGATTCCGGTTTTCGTAAATCCCACCCCGATTAAAAACTTTTTTGACCTTATGTTTGCCGGATCCACAAATGCGTTTATTACCGCCCCCATGCTGAATACCGTGGTCAATACCATAAAAATATGCGACGGTGTCATATACCACGGGTCTAAACAGACGTGGTCATACACCACATTGCCGATATTGTCGATGTTTATGACGGAATAATACCGGTTTTCGTCAAATATTATCTTGCATCCGTCGTTAAACGCCACCAACGGCAAATGTTCGCGTATTACGGCGGCGGCCCTGTAAAACGACGGACTATCACTACCAACGATTTGCATTATGTACCTTTGTATAGTCGTAATTGTCGTTCAACTGCTCGCGGTTCGCCTGTAACCCTTTGCGAATATCGGCGGCAATGGATTCATGCAATTGTTCGCGCTTTTCCGCCGCGGTCAATTCGCGCTTTTCGTCCCTGCCCTTGTAAATGCTTTGGCACAGATACAAAAATGCTTTTCCGCCGTGCGAATATTCGTCATGAACAATGTTTTTGGTGTTCAACACGCCGTCCTTGAAATCATACCGCATGTTGTTTATGCAATCGATGCCGCGCGTCAATGTCTTGTCAATATCAATAATCGGTATCATGGAACGGGCAATATCAATCTGTTCCTGTTCCAGTAACCGCGGCAACGTAATACAATTAAATCCCAATTCACGCATACGGGCGACACGGGTGTTTCCGTATGCCCATTCGGTGTTTGCGCCGTCGTGTGGAAAAAACACGATATCGTATTTATACGGACGCGCCTGCATTTGCTCTATCCAGTACGGCAATGCCTTTAACGTGTCCTCCATGTAATTGATAACCTTGACCCGTTTGTTTATCCACTGATAAAACCAAATCGCCGTGGCATCTGTGTGTCCAATATCCCACGCCGTATAAACTGGGTACCGATCGTCCCATGGAATCTTGGCGGCAATGTTGTTTGGATATTTGGCAAACTCTGTTGCCAATACCGCGCCGCGCGCTTCCTCGCCGAACTCGCCATATAAAAATCGTGTTTGCTCATGTGCCGGCAATTCTTTCAAACTGTCAATGTAATCGTCGGGCAAATATTCCAAATTGTCCATCGGATTAAGGCGCACATTCGCATAAATCGTTTTATCCAATTGTTTGTCCGGATCCAGCGGATTCATATACAGGAAATGTTCCTTGTATGTCCAATGGCCCTTGTGTGGTGGGTTTTCAATCAACACCTCTAACAATTTGATAAAGCGGTCCGGATCACGCCAATGCGCAACTTTTTGCGCCAAACGCGTCCGCAACTTTTGTAATGATTCATAATTGATTTCGCTAACTTCGTCCAGGCATATCGTCGCGTATTCGGTTCCAAGTAATTTTTCAACCTCAACGACGTTGCCGACAGCGGAAAAAACCAATTCTGAACCATTTGGCAACGTAAATATATTCACACTGTTATTCATGCCGCCGTTGTTCCAGTGATGGAATAATTGCGGATAATACAAACGCAACAACTTTGGCATCGTGTCCAAAATAATTGCTTTTTTCAATGCCGTGAATGTATCACGGGCAATTAAATGTCGGCTCCCCGGGTAATAAATCGCCCGTTTTAACACTTTTTCCAGTGTGCGGAATGTCTTTGACGAACGCGAACCACCATATATCAACAATCGCCGCGCCGGAAAATCGTGTTCAAACATCGTATTAAATAACGCAATTCTGCGTTGTTTGTCCGCTTCCTGTTCCGGGGTCAATGTTATTTTGCTCATAACTTATCGTCGCCCTCGGCCATAACGATTTGAAAACCGGTATGTACATTCGTGGAATCAATGTTTTGTTTGGTCGCAAACTCGTCTTTGAACTTGCGTTCCAAATACCACTTGGCTGTTGCAACGTCCCCCGACATCATGGCGTTAAATACGGTTCTACGCGCATGTAAATTGGGCATATTTCGCAATGCCTCACATCTGTCGTTAAAATCGGGGTGTCGGGAACAATAATTGTAATATGCCTGTCGCGATATTTCCGCAAAAAGACAGGCACTTGTTACATCACAGCCCCACGAAAATGCGTCCATCAATTTATTGACAGCGCTTTCGTCTATTTCCGGTCGTCCAATCGGGCGTTTTTTTTCAGCCGTGGCGCGCTTCTTTTTTGTTTGTTTTTTTGCCACATTCGCGCCCCTTTAATCGTCAAATCCCAATGATCGCATTGCCGCGCGGACTGAATCAATCGCCGCCGCTTTGCTTCGCTTATTTATATTTTCCGGTGTCCATTCGTCTTTTGGTGCATCCACCGGTGCGGTTTCAACTGGGTTACTCGCTTTTATTGAAACAACCTTGTCCAACTTTTGTTCTGCCGGTGTCTTTGCCGGGGTTTCCGGTGCTGGTGCCGGTGCTGGCGCAACACGACCCTCAAACAACTCGGCCGCACGATTGATAATCGTGATATCCGATGCATATGGGTCCGCCTTGCGTTCCATCGTTATCTGACGCAAAAATCTGTCGCGTGTGGCATCATTTGTGTATATCGCCTTGATACTTGGCACACTATCCACATATTCATTGATTGCCTTTGCGTGTTCTGCGTCCGCATCTTGTGCTTGGACATATTTGCTTTGCCGCGCTTCATATTTTGCGCGCGCCGCATCAACCTGTGTTGATACTGGAATGTCCTTGGTCCGCAATTCGCCTTTCAGATCCAACCCATACCGATGTGCAATTTCATGTATAACGGCTACCGGATCGGCAAATTGAATCATACCGCCGGCAATCATTTGCCGCGCCGTCAAATCCGGCTTGTCATTAAGGTTTTGGACAATATCCACGCAATTACGGATAACATCTGCGTCTGAAATCTTTGCACTTTCGGCAACCTCGGAAATATACCCCTGGACCGGCTCAATCTTTTTGCGCAAATCTTGGTTTTTGTATTCCGCTTCTGCCGCACGCTTATAATTACGTTCATTTTCTGCGCACAAACGCGCCAATTCGTCCTGGGTTTCCTTATCCAGTGTTCCCCATTTATTATGTGCAAAATCGCCGCGCAATTGCTGTGGCGCTGGCGTAATTTCGTCTGCCGGCTTTGGTTCGTCGGCTTTCGGATCGTCTTTATCTTTTGGCTCGTCGTCTGCCGGTGCATCACTTGGCGTATCCGATGGGGTGTCGCTTGGCGTGTCTGCCGGGGTTTCCACTGGTGTGGTATCCGTATCTTTATCTTTTGGTTCGTCCGTGGCGGTTTCCATCGCTTTGGCTTCTGTTTCATATGCGGATTCAACCGCGGCGTTTATTTCGTCGGCGTTCATGCTTGTTTTCCTTTGGGTTGGTGTTTGTTTTTATTGCTGGGTTTGTTGTTCTAACTTTCTGATGCGTTCGTCCAGGTTTTCCAACGTATCGGCAACCTTACCCAACACATCCAAAATCCGTTGTGATTGGCTACGCGGATCGTCTTTTATCGGCAACGGCGCATCCATCTCTTGTTCGGTGTCGTCAATGCGATTCAATGTCGCAATATCCTCGGGATTCAAACGTACCGAAAAATCTGATATCAATTCCTCGTAATCGGGATCACTTGCCGGCAACAAAATCATTGTCTTGTGATATTCAAACCGATCGCGGAACGGCGGAACATGCATCAATTCCGCACGTGTATATTCTGTACGCTTTGGGTCTTGCGCGGTGCGGAATCTTTGCCACACATCTTTGTAACGAACCGTGTGTTTTTGCGAAACCGCCACATCCATGTAATCGGCATGTGTCCCATCGCCATTGTTGATGCGCATAAATGGCACCAAATCATATATTTTCTTTTCCGGGTTGTATATGCACCGCCAATAAAACACTGGGTGCAAATCAATCGCACCCCGACGGCGTATATCGTCCGGGTCCAAATAGTCGTTTTCTTGCATTGGGTTATTCCTCGTATTTGGTCATTAAAAATTGCGCCGCGGCTGTCCGGATACGATCCGGAAACCTGCGACCATGGTGGCGTAATGCAAATGCAAAATGCCCCGATGTGTCCTGGGTTATGCGCACTTTGTCGGCCAACCCACGAACCATGTTGTCAATCGCTTCGTCGCGACCACGCGCGGCAACCGATTTCACATTGCTGTTATGACGGATTAAATCGTCGGCGGTACTGTTTTCGTCCAGTAATTGCCGCCCCGTTTCCCATTCATATTCTTTAACGTCCTGCTGTGTCATTGCGCACCATCAATACGTTATCGTCAAAAATGAACACAATTCCCTCGCCGACATATTCGGTTTTCTTGATATACCCGACGATGTCGCCAACGTTATATTCTTTGCCGCACTTTTCGCCTTTGGCAACTACCTTGGCAAATGCCAAATCCGAAACATCAAAACCATCTTTGGTCTGTAACGGCTCAATCCATACCAGGTCTTTAAGGATTTTATATGTCATATTTCGTCCTTTTGACCAAAATTGCTTGTTCCACCGCCGTCTTGAATGTCTGATAAACCAGGTTTGCCGGTTCAATCACAGACGGCGACACATCTTTTACACCAACGGCATCACGAATAACGTTCCACACCTTGTGTTTCGTTGGACGAAATACCGCCAACATCTGACCGGCGCCCGGAACATATCCGTCATATGCCTGAATAACAGCCAAAATCGTGTCCTCTAACCGATCCTTTAATTCCACCATCTGCGCGGTGGTTTCGGCGCCAACATAAATCTTGGCAATCTTGCTTTCCAAACGCGCCAATCTGTCGCGCGCCCACATTTTCTCTCCCCCGGACAGCGTGTCAATTTCGTTTTTAATCGCCGCCGCCAATGCCTTGGTATCGGCTGATGCGCTATATTCAAACGTTGCCATACGGCGCGTGATATGCGCCTTTGTGATATGTGGCCCCAATACCGTCAAATCTGCGACAATGTCTGCGCGCTTTGACCCGACCAAATTGGGCGCAATGTTACAAAACTGCCCAATACCCTTGATATGATTGGCAACCAAACTTGCGTGTGCCTGTTCGTCCATCGAACCAATGCACAAAAATGGCCGTCCGGCTTCTGCCGCCATCGTTGCCGGCTTGGCAATATCCGACAATGTCATGTATTCTTTTACGAATACCACCGGGTTTGTCATTTCCACACCGGTCTTGGTATTCACAAATGCCTGGTTGGAATAACCGGCATCCAATACATAACCCTTAATCTGTTCCGTCGTGATACCGGCTGTATCACGTTCCTCAACAATGTAATGGCCGTCCTTGCCGTTTTTACCCACAACGGTCGCGACGGCATCCGAAACACGCACATCGCCATTACTGGCGACCATTGCGATGTTGTGCAACGTGTCGTTATCAATTTTGGTTTTGGCGGTGTTCGTCAAAAACTCTTTCAATGGATCAATGCATTTTTCCAGTTCCAACAAATCTTTTAATGAATACTGGACCAGGTGCGCCAACAACACCGCAACGGATGTTGTGCCGTCGCCGACTTCACGCACCTGTCTTTTGCACACCTGTCGCACAAAATTAGCACCTGCGGATGTGTCTTTTAATGATTGCGACACTTTATATCCGTCTTTGGTCAATATCGTTTCCGGCGCATCCGTCATTGGGTTTTTCGCTGTTATTGCGACCAATTTACCATTTGGTCCCAGCGTTGAACCAATAATCGCCGCCGCGCGCCGTATTTGGCGTTCAATCTTTTTGTTCATTGGGTTTCCTTTGGGTTGTTACAAAAAGTGTTGGGTTTGTCGTATGACTTGGCCGTTATCGTCTTTTGGATCACTTGGTCCAAAAAGACGGGGATATCAACCCAACAAAGCATATCCCCGAACTCAAAACTGGTGGCGCGCAAAATGAAAACAAAAATGAAATACAATAAAAGGAGTTTTCATGAAAAAACCGGCCGTCTGGCGATTATATGGGTTGCGCGCCATAAAAAAACCGCCCTTACGGACGGTTCGTGCGGAGGGCCGCACACTTTGCCCAATATAGCCAAAGGGCAAAAAAAACTACGCATTCAATATTGACATACTGCACGCGTAATTATACCCATATCATGTATATCCGATTCACTTTTTTCAAGTATTTTTTTCGCTATAAAAATAAAACGGCGCTTTTCTGCGCCCTACACCGCGAAAATTGGGGGACAATTTTTTTCATTTTGCGGCGAAATTGTCCCCCTGTTTTTTACTGTTTTGTCATAATCTTGGCAATTTGTTTGATTTCACGAATCTGTCCGGGCCGCACGCGCACCTGCACCGATACCAGCGCACCGCGTTTTTTCGGTCGTCCCCGGTGGCGCATATTGTATTGGCGCACCGCCTGTTCCACCATCACGCGACCACGTTCGTCTGTTGGAAACACACCACGGTTGCACATTTTCTGCACATAGTCCAACGGGCGCCCAATTCGCTTTGCAAACATCGATTTTGATTCCAGCAACCTTATTCCCCTTTATTTTCCATTTCCGCGTACAATTTCACAATTGCCGCATCCATAATTTCACGCCACGCCGCTTTGGAACCATAACCGGCTTTGGATGCGCATTCAAAAAATACACCCAGCGCACCACATACTTGTTCAATAATACGTTCCCGTGCTTCTTTTTCGGCCGCATATCGTGATTCATACAATCCATCCTCAAACACATCGGCTGGTTGATGCATGTTTCCCATTGACCGATACCGATATGTCTTTTCCTTGGCATCATACATTCCATCCGTCATTATCTTGGACGAAACAATCTGCCCCGGGAAAAACACAACATACTTTGTCCCTTTCCATTTTATTGTGATTGGATCATTACTGCGCCATATTGAATATACACTGTCGCCTATCTTAAACTTGGGTTCTGCCATCTTTTTGTTCCTTATATTTTTGTCTTTTTCGTTCGTTGTATTTGTCTTTGTTTTTATCGTATGATCGTTTTTGACTGGCGCGTCGCTGTTCTTGGTGTTCCAAACGCCACTGGTTATTCCATTCGCGGATTTTTTCCCTGTTTTCCATTCTGTATTTATCGTGATATTGTTTTACCCGGTCTTTATTGCGTTCATACCAATCTTTATTTCTATCGCGCGCGGCTTGTGGATCTTTTTTCCTATTTGCGTTCGCACGCTGACGGTCTTTTTCTGTTTTTTTGGCGCGACGTACCGGATCGCCCATAATCCGTTCTTTTAATGCGCCCAGCGAACTGCCATAAACATCAATCTCTTTGCGGCGGATTTCTGCATGCAAATCTGCCATGGCGCACAATGTATCAATTTCCGCGGCATTTGTTGGGTACTTAATGTGCATAAAAACAAACGTTGTATGTTTGGGCGATATTAAATACAGGTTTTCCAACGCACAATTATCTTTGTTGCCATCCATGTGTATAATGCGGTCATTACGCCCCAGTTTTACATTATGCGCCTGTTCCCACATATATTTCGGGTATGAACGCCACTGGTGGTTACCCAACTTTATCACAAAACCCTTTGCGGTTTTATTAACTGTTCCGACCGGTGCCGCTTTGTTAGTCATTGATTTTGCCGTAATCTATTGTTTTATCGTTTTCAATCTGTAACACATCCGGCATTGTAACCTGGTCTGCCATACACGCCGCACGTAACGCCAAACTGGATGCCGACACCACTTGGGCGGACGTGGAACAAATCGCATTACTGCGTTCAATTTCCTGTTTAATTTCGTCTTTGTCTTGCGCGGCGGCTAATTTCCGCAATTGACTGAATAAAATATCATTCAGTTCGCCCAGGTTATTTTTCGCTTTCTGTGCCATTGTCTGTTTCCTTTGGTTTTTTGCTATCACGCCACGTTTTATCACGGGCCAATTTTTCTGCATGTAAAAATGCATCATGCATAATTGTTTCGTACCGGTCGCGTTTGCGGTCTTTTATCTTTTCCTTGTTCATTTTCCGATATGCGCGTACTCGCACACGGCGACGTTCCCTTTCAACCGGATCCATAAACCTTGCTTCATACCTTAACATTTTCTTTTCCGCCCTGGTTACAATGCGCTTGCCATATACCGCCGCGCGCTTGATACGCCCTGTCAATTTTATGAATTGTTTATTTAATTCAACCGCATCCTCTGCCAATTCGCGTTTTTCACGCCGTTCCAAATAATCCCAATATTCGCTGTCGGGACGATATTTGCCACCCACACCTATCCAATCCAGTCCATCCGCGCTTTCCTTGCTGTCTTTGTGTTGGTCGCGCCACTTATCCCAATCTTGAATTGTCATGAACTTGCCGTTGCCCCACGTGTGGCGCTGTGGCATTCTGTACGCGGTAAATCCAATGTATTTACGCGCGGCGGTATTGGACATGTTGTTTAACTTGTCAATCTTTTCACAAATGACCATACACACATCTTGGAACCGGTCTTGTTGATCGTTCCAATCCAAATTGGTCAAATGGCGGATCATCCACCAAATGTATCGTTGGTATTTTACAACATATTCCTCAACCGTCATATCTCTCATATTTCCACGCCGCCTGCGTATAAAATGTCTTGTAAATACGCCCAAACACAATCGGGGCCCAATGTTACACATTCCGCCATTTTGATTACTGATGGCGTCTTTGTTGCGCGTGAATAAATCAATACCCACCGCCCATTATCCGGTCTTTGATTAAAAAGGTGCCAAATCTCTGTCATTTTACCCTCCGTTTTGCGCGCATACACCGCATAACAACATAACCACGGATAATTGCCGTGGTGGTTACCTTACCAAACTTTCCCTGTAATGTTTTCAGCGCGCAACCGATTTCCTTGACCGCTTCCACGGCTGTTTCATACCGGGTGCCATCCACGATGTAATAATACGGACTGCGCCTGTTTGCTTCGCGGCAATGTTCCATATTGACTTTTGCCGCCAATGAATTGGCATCGTCCCACGATTCTATTGCGGCCGTCCGGCGCACACCACAGTATTCAAACGGGTTGTGCTTTTTACAGCATCTGACGTAAAACAACCCACCCGATTCCACAACCTGCGGTTCCTTTCCACAATAAATACATCTGTGCATCGCCCCCTCCGTCGTTCTTATTTGAAACTATCCGCGACCAGCGCAATAATTCCGATAACCACAAAAAAACCAATGAATATTACAATTGGCCCCCATATTGGCGCGGTTACCCACCACCACGACCAATCAATTACACCACACAGTTTCAGCACCATCAGCGCCACAAATGTCAATGTCATATATCCACCCCCTAAATTGATGTTGATTTTGTTTTTATTCATTTTTGCCCTCTTTGTTATTGTTCATAAGGCGAACAATCATGCTTATTGCAAAACGTAACTGCTCGCACTTATCTTGTAATGCTTCCCATAATTCCGGATCGCCGGACATGCAATTACAGGTTTTGCATATCCAATCGCCATCCATACCGACATATTCACGTAATCTGTTGTGGCACAACGGACAATCCATCGGTTCTGCCGTGTCTTGCATTTCCTGGTCAATTTCGTCCATATCAATCCATCCACGAATCTTTGGATATGTAATCGGGCCCTCCCACTTTGGCTCACTGCACACATAAAAACCCGTTTCGCCGCCACACTGTTCTACCTCTATGTCGGTGTCGTCCAAATACCAACACAAATCCGGCGCAAAATCTTTGTCCTCGTATAACACAAGGCACAATGTATTGATTTCCGGTATCTGTTCTGCCGGGTGGATTCTTACGTTCATTTCACAACCTTTAATGTTCTTATGACCGCGCCGTTAAAATCGCGCAACAATGTTTTCAGCGCCTGCATATCCTCGCCGTCGCGCACAAAATATTCGCCGGAAACAAATGTTCCCCGATAAAAACCAACAATCCGGATCATGCCTGCCCCCCTATTTCCTTGGCGGCGGCGCGTTCCTGTTGTACCCAGTACGCCGCACCCATATCCAATTCACGCGAACCGGTCCGCCATATTGGGTTTCCGTCCAGCGTTGTGTCCAATGGCGCCCCAGTGGCAACATCGTCCAATGTGTCGTCGTCCAATTTGCGCATAATCGCCAATGCCGCTTGGCATTCGCCATCGGTCTTGCCATGAACAAAAAACTTTGGTTGTTTTATTTTGCGTGTGTGTGTGGCGCACACCCCCGTGTGCGCATCGCGCGCGTTATTACACACACACTTGTGTGTATCATTTTCATATTCATTATCATTATCAGTTATTTTTGTTATTTTCGTTTTAACACTTTTAACATTTGTTATTTTTGTTATATTTTGTTCCGGCAAACTAACACCTGTTTTGCTTTGCTTTCCCCATCTAACATCTGCGCTTTTTTTGCCGGCTTCCGCCCGTTTTGAACAAACCTCGCGCCAACGTTCCTGGTCTTTATCCAATTGACCCTTGATAAACCGGAACGCCATTTTTACATCGTTTGGTAAATCGGCGAAATGCTTTTCAAACTCGTCCGTGTCGCCATAAATCTCGTATTTGAATATCAAATCCAACAACATGCCCTTGCGATCCAACGGCAAATCTTGTAATGCGTCATAAAACGACGTGTATAAAACAAACGATGTTTTGTCTTTGCTTAACATGGGCGTGTTCCTTTTTCCTTTTTTGCGCTTTGCGTGCCGCTATGTTCATAAAACTGGCGGATTTGCGCGAATAAAAAATCAAACTTTTTATTTTTTGCGTGTTCGGCAATCAATCTTTTATCGTCAATTTTGGCAACCATCGCGTCGCGTTGTTCGCGTGTCAATTCGCCAACCGCCCACAGCCGGTCAATAATGCCGACTGCGCGATCTGCGCTTTTAACCCAAAAAACCAATTTATATTTTCTTGGTCTGCTCATTGCCAAACTCTTTTGCCAATCGTTGTTTTTTCTTGGCCGATGCGCGCAAACTTTGTAACCTTGGCACCGTTACCCCCAACAGACCGGCCATCGTCTTATCTGATGCGCCTGCGCGCACCATGGCGACGATTTCGGCTTCGGCCTGCGACATGTTGCACCTAAACTTGTCGGCCTCCATTGCCATTACCAAATCCCTTTGTGTTCAATACCCCCTGGGCCGCCCAGCACCCATTTCAGCGCGGCGCGTTCAACCAGCAACACATCGTTTGCCGGGTTTTGGCATCCGCCCCGGGCGTCGTATGTGCGTTCCAATTCGTCAATACGTGCCTTAATCTCTGATATTTCCCTTATTTTTGGTTTTGTCATTTGCCACCCTCCATCATTTGTTCTAAATACGTGTTGAAATTAAAAACGAACTGCGGCCACGGAATATGCGCTTTCTTTGCGGTATTGCGCGCACCGGGCATAATCTCTGTACAAATCATTGAAATCATAATTGCGCGGAAATCTGCATCGTCTATGACGTTGAACCGGCGCTTAACCATCATTAACTTTTCAACCCGGATCATATCCCGGGTCAAACATGTGCCGCTACCCTTGGCTTCGGCTGGATTCCGCCCACGGAAATCAAACGCCGACGACCGTGTCCGGATAATAAATCCGATTCGCGATCCAACGCTATATTTTCCACGGAAACGAAACAAACCCTCGTCGCGCCATGTTTCAACGCGCACCGGGCGCAGATATTCAAGTATTGGGCGATCGCCGTACCCCAGCGCACTTAACAAATCTTGTGGCGCATCTGCACGGGTTTTCCCCGAACCTACATTTTTCTTTGACAATTCCTTTCCCCTTGGCTATGATACGATTATATCACTTTGATATTATTGTTGTCAATAAAAAATATATCACTTTGATTTTGGATTTTTGACTTTGAAAAAGTAAAATTATATCAAGGATTTATAAAATGTCTGGTCGTAAAACATCCACAGCGTCTAAAACGCTGGGGACACGAATGAAACAAATATTAAAGCAACTTGGGGTATCCCAGGAACAGGCGGCATATCGTCTTGGACTATCCGCCCAGGCGGTATTGAACAATTACATCAATGGACGGACCGAGGTTCCTATTGATGTTATAATCAAGTTTTGTGCCGAGTTCCGCGTTCCAATCGCCAATCTGTTTGCACTGGACGACATCGCCGTCAATGCCGACGACGAATTGGTTATGGATATCATGTTGATCGTGGATGAGTTTTTATCAAAAAACCACGTATCATTGGCACCTGACCAGCGCAAAAAACTAATTCGGGGTTTCTTGGCGAAAAATTGCCACGATGCCGGTCGTATCAACGACACGTTGTCCGTGTTGCTGGCCGCAAATGGCGAAATGTTTATTCGGGGAAAATAACATGACTGATAAAATAATACACATATTAAGCAATCTGCTTAAAACCGTCATAACCATTTGCATCGCAATTATTGCTGGTATTTTGGTTGGAATTGCCGGCTGGTCCGAACCGTTGGACTTTATTATGGGATTTGTCGCCGGAATTGCCGTGTTTTGGATACTTTGTCCATATGACACAAAACAATGGATACGAAACTGGACGAAACCATCTGATAATGAATAAACCCCCATTTCGGGGGCTTTTTCTTATGCATTATCCGGTAACACCGGCTGAACCAATGTTGGTTCCGCCGTCCAATATGAATGTTGCCCGACACGATAAATCGTCAATTGAACTGACACATCAACAAACCCCAATTGGTTCATTTTCTGAATAACCACATCGTCTGTGGGCGTATCGCTTAAACAAAACCATTCTTTGTATTCGATGTTTTTGGAATTGATGTCCAACCCATGCCCATTAAACAGGTTCTTTGATAACCAAAAAAACTTATCCGGCAATGGCGCACTGCACGGATATTCCTTGTTAAACCGCATAATTGTAACACGGATGTAATCACATATCTTGTGTTTTAATGATTCAATATCGGCATTTTGTAAAGCACCGCCGAACATGCTTTGTTTGCGTTCCATCATTTGTTTTTTCCTTTATGTTTCGCCACTTTCGTGGATACCGACAACCGTGCCGGCACAATCATAATAAATCATAATATATCACATCGCAACAAAAATATATCATTTTGTTGTATTTTTTATTTGACATTAAATATATCATGGTGATATAATTGAAACATAGCCAAAGGGGGAACAAATGAAAAAACGAACAAAAATCCGCGTAATTATCGCATCTGCATTCATATTCGGGGTTGTTGTCGGCTGGGCATCTATGTCCCAATCATTAAAACAGTGTGTCGCCGATCCCAATTTCCATCGGGTGGAATGTTGCCACAAATTAACAGCCGACGGTCATTGTGCTGTTGGTCAATCCGTTGATGTTTATAACGTATAACGGGGGCCACAATGCAATATAACCCAAACGCGCGTGCTTTTAATTCAACATTTCGCCCAATTTCCAGGAAACGTGCCGAGGCAATTGCCAACGGCACCTGGAAACCAAAACCACGCAAACCAATTCGCGCTGTTTCCAAAAAGACACGCCACCGCATTGCCGATTATCGTGCCGCATGTTTTGAACGTTGGGGACAACGTTGTTTCTTATGTGGCCGCGAAATGCCGATGCGCATGCTGGACTGCCACCATATTGATGGTCGTACCCGTGGCGACGATGTTGAACGCATTGTCCCGTTGTGCAACCGGTTTTGTGGGTGCCATGCGCACAATCACAACGGCATGGATGCGCGATTCCATGAATTGCGCGCCGAAATTGAAATGAAAATGAAAGGAATGGAAAATGCAAACAACCCAAGTAAAGCATTATGATATTTACGGCGTGGTATTTAATGCCGCCTACCGTATGCCGACAGAACAACGCAACGATCCATGGCTGGTTTGTTCTGTAATTGTGTCGGCCCTGGACGAATATTACAACAAACTTAACGACGTGGCATTGGCGAAATACTGCGAACCCGACCCCGTGCCCACACCACCATGCGATGTTTTTGATACCGAACATACCGACGATATACCGGCAGACATCAAACCTAAAAAACCAACTATTTCCAAAATGGAAAAAGTCCAAAAAACCGCGACCAAATCAAAAACAGAACCGGTCGTGATGCCTGCGGCACCAACTGAACCATCCGACAATTCGGAAAAACCGAATGATCCGGAACCAATTGATCCGGAATCTGAATTACCACCATTTAACCCAGCATGGTGCGAACGATTTGTTGATTTTGATAAATACTATTTGGGCAAATATTCCAACCCCTGTTCAACCCGACACGGTCAATGCGGCGGCCCATGTTATCAGACGGAATTATGGCTGTATAACAAGACAACGGACTATTTTTCCGTGTGCGATGTCGAGTTTTATTCCCTGGACGAATTACGTGCCACACTGGATCCATACGTTAAATATGCACACGAACATCGTGTTGTTCCGGAACATATTGATACCGACATTGCTGAAAAACAGGAACAAATGGTTGCCGAATGCCGCGAACATCGAAAAAATCGCGCCAAAACATTGGAACAATTGGAAAATTACCGTAACGACAACCGGACACAAATGGAACGGTTCGTTGATTTGTATAACCAGGGCCTCTCAAATGTGGCCATCGCCTCTCAAATGGGCTTGGTCTTGGGTTCTGTTTATGCGTACAAAAACAAAGCAAAAGCAAAAGGATTGATAAAATGAACAACAAAACAGATTTAACCATTACATTAAAAAACATAACTTTACCCCAAGCGGTCGCATTTGTCCATTTCGCCAAAAAATTGGAATATTGCGGACGCGTTGGACAAACGCGCTATGTGGCGTTTTATGCCGACGGCGACGGGGATTTTCGTCCAACCGTGGAACATAACCTTGATATGTCTGACGAACAACTTGCAAAATATCGCGAATATGCAGAAAAAACCATTGAAACCAAACTTGGCACACATATTGCGGTGTTTGATTTTGACGACATTTATTATCTGATGGACCAAGAGGCAAAAACAAAATGATCACAATTCTTATTTTGACCGCAGACGTGTTTTATTTCATGTTCTGTGGCCACCATTTCATTTATGTGGGCGATGGCGGCATATACTTTCTGCTGTACCTTGTATTTGGAATATTTTGGGCATATGCCGAAATCAGCGCATCCATTGGCATGTTAGAGGAGGCAACCAAACAAAACCTACGCAAAATCCAAGAATTAAAAAACGCAACCCTTGGGGGCAAAAAATGAGTAATTTTAAGCCCATTTTAACAATTGGAACAAACGAATTAGAAATAGATTGGGAATATCCATCGGGTGTTTTTCAACAACTAGACGACAGGTATTTGAAAGAAATGTTAGACGCATTTAATTTTTTCATATGCCTAGTCAAACAGGAACAAATAAACAGACAAGCCAAACCAACAAACAAAGGTGGCAACAATGAATAAACATCAGTTTTATTGTATTATGTGCGGCATATCGTATATTTCAGCGATTGTGTCGCAACAGCACCCATTTATAGCGTTTTTATTTGGTGCCGTATCGGTTATGTATGGTGTATTGGCGTTATGCACAAAGGACAAATAACAGCACTAGAACAAAAGGATTAAACGATGGATGCAAAAACAGCGGCAATTATAGCACTCTGCTTTACGGTTTTAATGTATGCGTTTGGTGGCATTGAATCCAAGTATGCGTGCCAAGCCGAAAAACAACAAATACATAAACTGCAAACTCGTGCTGAAATCTGTGAAAATGGTTGGCGACTTGACGATTGGTTGTTCAACTTGGAACTGTGCGAAAATATTTGTGATAAAAAGGAACCTAAATGATTGAAAAATTACCCCAAAATATAATATTACCACGCGATGCGAATGGTCATAAAACACCGGTATTTTTCATGTGGGACAAAATCGACGAACTTGTTGATGCCGTCAATAAAATAATGACGTGGCGATTTGAAACGGACGACGAAACCCCGGAAAACAGGGAATGTGCAGAAAATGCACACGGCCCAATTGACGACGAGGTGCGCGAGGAAATACGTCGCGTATCGCGATATGTTAATTCCACGCCGGCTGAACGTTATAAAAACGCGATTGATTCCGGATTCCAAGACCAATTCGCCGAACAGCGCAAATGGATCGGGCACTTGGTGGAACACAACACCCCCGATAACGACAGCGGCAATGGCTATGGCATATTGACCGCGATTTATCCGGGCAAAGTATATCCATTTGAAATAAATGGCGGCGAATACTATGCACACAGCGTTCGTTTGCCCCGGGCCGATATCCTATATGGCATCGGTTAATTATAAAAAATCGCAAAATATTATACACAAACGGATTTAATTATAACGGATTATAAACAAAATGACCAAACGCAATACATCTGAACGGGTAAATATAATATCGGGCGCGGAACGGCAAAACAATCTTGCCATCATTGATGCGTGTGCGCATGGCCTGCATTTTATTTATGTTCGCGCCAAGTACAAGGTTGATGGTTCCTGGGGCGGCATGGGTTATGCCACATTGGTCCATAACGGCCGCACAGTTTCCTATGATCCGGACGACACCAGCGCAACGCTGGTGGAACTGAACGACCAAAACTATATCATGGGCAAATATGACGACGACGAAATACCGGACGCGTTTTTGCCACACGATCTGTTTGAACAAGCACTTTTTAATTCATGGAGGTAATAAAGTGGGGGATTTCTTAAAAAAAGCATACGACGATGCGGAAAAATTGAACAAATATGGATTTGTTAGCGGTGGTTATCTGTTTGATTTAATGGATCGTGCGGCGCTTCGTGCCATAAACAAATATGCACCATATACCACCGACGAACAGATTTACACAAAAACGGCAAAGGTTTGGTATCTGAAACAGGTGTGCCCCGACGACACCCTAAAACCCAACACATATCTTTTATACCGCAAAGAACCGGACGAATACCACGTGGAAATACATTTGTTGGTTGATAAAGACGTTGTATCCCGGGCCGAGTTCGTATTCAAAAAAGCAAAACGAAACCACTGCAAAGTAAAGGAAATCGCGTGAAAACATTACATTTGGTTTTACAAAGTAAATGGTTTGACAAAGTCGCGTCCGGCGAAAAAACATCCGAATATCGCGAATGCAAATCATATTGGGATCAACGCTTTTTTTGTAACCAATATTCCACCGTCGTGTTCCACCGGGGATACAAAAACACAACCATGATATTTGAAATTGAATCAATTGGCATCACAACCGAACCCAACGATTTGGGTTTGGATAAATGCTGGGAAATTAAACTGGGCAAACGCATTAAATAAAGGAACCATCATGACCGAACAGGATATGAAAAACATACTGGATAAACTGGTTCAATTAAAATATGAACCATCTGCATCATTGGCTGAACGATTCTACCACCGGCTGGCAACTGTCTATACCGACGAACATGTCGCACCGGAAATGGTGTCGCTTGTGGAAATCGGACTGCTTTGGGCAACACTGGACAAACTGCATCCGGAAAACAATATGTTCAACGAACTGATGTCAATATTTACCAAGAAAAAGGACGAAAAATGATTGGAATTATTAAAACCATTATAATCTGCGCGACTTGTATTGCCTGCGCATATATTACCAATCGGGATAACAAATGACGGAATCCCAACGCAAATTAATGATGGCGCTATTGACGCAAAATAAAGCCCTGGGGGCGCAATTGGATGTTGCTATGGACGCATTGTTTTATTATGCATCCACCGCGCTACCGGAACGCGCAAATCGCGCACTTGTGGAAATATGTAAAATTGGGGGCATGTGATGTTTTTTCTGAAAATCTTATTACTTTTAATCTTGCTGATGATCATTGGCGGTGTGCTGATTTCCGACTATTACGCAATTCGTCGGCTATTGCCGCGCCACAAACCAAAAAACTTGCAAAACTAAAATAACGGGGTACGATATGGAAAAATTACTGACGATAACGGATGCTATCAAATATTTACGGGAACGCACCGGTTCAATGTCGCAAAAAACATTCTTGGCTGAGGTTGCCGCCGGTCGTATTCCCGTTAAACCCTATGGGGAACGCGCCGTTCGTTATCGCCAACGGGACCTGGAATCATGGCTAAACATAACGGAAATACACCATTCCGACTTTTCAAACGCGGCGAAATCTGGCACGCGTACATCTCGCTCGTCGTTAATGGACAACGGGTTGTCATTCGCGAAAGTACTGGCACAACATCGCGCGATGCGGCAACCACGTGGTGCGCAAAACGCATCGGCGAAATAACCAATTCCCCGGCAAATACCCACGAAATCACTTTGGATGCCGCCGCGGCAAAATGGTGGATGGAATATGGGCAAAATCTTTCCAGCGCATCCAGTGTCTTATATTTAATCAAAAACATTCTGCGATACTTTGATCCCAATTTACCCCTGTCGCAGATTTCCAAACTGGATATATCCAATTTTGTTTGCCGGTTCCAGGAAAACGGACGCACGCCGGCAACAATTAACCGGTATCTGTGTTGTCTATCGTCTATCTGCTCGCGCGCACGCGACAATTGGGACTGCAACATTCCGCCGTTCAAGATTCTGTCATTCCGGTTAAAGGAACCACGGGAAAATATAAAGTTTTTTCACGATATGGACGAAATCAACCGTCTTGTTGATGCCGCCGCCGAACATTTGCGCCCAATAATATGGTGTGCGCTTTATACCGGTCTGCGCCGTGGTCGCGTATTGGGACTACGCTGGGAACAAATTGACTGGGACAACCACCAAATTGTGTATATGGGCAAAGACGGCAACCCCAATTCCGTCCCACTAGTGGAACCATTGGCTGATATTTTGCGTAAATTGCCACACACATGCGAATATGTCTTTACGCGGCGCGGACAACCCGTCCGTGATGTTAAATCTGCTTGGGCGGCGGCATTTGTGCGCGCCGGCATACCATATCGTAATTTCCATGCCCTGCGGCACACAACGGCGACATGGCTATTGCGCCAGTCCGGCAACTTAAAGGTCGTTCAATCAGTATTGGGCCACCGGACATTATCTGTTACCACCAAATACGCCCACCTGGTAAATAACGATTCCGCAACCGCTATGAATACCCTATTCTGCACAAAATCCGCACAAACACCCAACACATAATAACAAAAAGCGCAGAAAACCGCGCTTTTTTATTCCACATCCAATTCACTCAAAATCAAGTTCCGCAAGGAGTATCGGTTCAAGTCCGATCAGGGCCACCAAGATAAAAAGACCGCAGATTCCTGCGGTTTTTTCTTTGTTTTATTATTTTATATCTGCGGCAATTCGTAATTGTATTTTTATCATATTTTTGCACAAATGGGTATATTTTTGCACAATTCTGCACAAAATCTGCACAAAATCTGCACAAAAAAATACCCACCGGAATGGTGGGATTTGGACACACAACGAATCATAATAATTTTCGCCCCGGGCGGTCAAGCATTAAACAACCGATTGGCGCGGTTACCGGTATCAATATGTAACCAGTTAATGCCGTTTGGACATTCCTTGCTGTTCTGTTCAAAACACAAACAATTAAATGCTGGGTCTGCCAACAATTGTTCGCGCACACGATTATATGCCGCCGCCTTGCCGGATCTGTTACCCGACCACTGTAATTCAATCGAACGGATATGCATATCCAACGCACGACCAATTTTATGCATGCTGTATTTTGCCCCGGTGGCGCTTTGTGGGTCGCGCAGGCCACAATCGGTCAATCCGCCACCATTTACTGTACATGGCCCGTATTTTTCGCGTATTGCGTCGGCCATGTGCAACAATCTTTCGTCAAACAACGCCCACAGCGTGTTTTCCGGCAACGCCTTTACCAGCGCAGGCGCAACCAATTCTGAAATCTTGAAATACTTGCACTTGTACATACTTTCCCCCTTTTGGTGCATAAAAAAACCGCCCAAACGGACGGTTTCATGACATAAACACAATTTGCATATTATATTCCGGCGATACCTTGTAATACGCCACTGATAACCAAACCACAAAAAACCATAAAAAAGTATGTAAATACAGATTTTATCATTTTTGTTCCTTTATAAGGTTATTCAGCACGAACCGAACTGTTCCCCCGTTATACTTATTAAAGTCGGGGTTTTGTTCCGGTGCCACCGAACTATTCATACCCATTTTATACCCACGCCAGTCCTCTGTCAAGTCCTTTCCACTTTCATTCCATGACGACCTAACACCATCTTTTATTGCATATTTAACAAAATCCGGTATTTCCTTGGCGGCGGCGGCAACTAACATCATAGTCCCCAATAACGGCCCTTGTTGCGATGCAAGATATGTCGTATATCTGTGGGCATAATGATCCAGGCCGGCATCCCGATACCTTTTATTTGATGGCTGACTGGCATTATATGCATCAAGCGCCTGTTTTAATTCGGCATATTTATCTTGACCGCGTTGCACCGTGTCGTCAAATGCCGCTATTGGTAAAACATGTCCATAATTATTGCGGCGGTCTATTTCCTGGGCAACCTGTAATGCTTGAACTATGTCGGCTTTGTTCATCTCACACCACCCTTTTCACGAAACGTGCCAACACCAGCGCAATAATCGCCATCAGCGCGATTGCCAACGCGTTGCGTTCCGTCCGGATTGGCTTTATCTGCATTTCACATGCCGCCGGTGCTCCGGCAATAACGTCTTTAATCGCCGCAATCTGTGCGGAAATTGCTTCGGTCTTGCATTCGTCCGGCAACGTCTTTTCCAACGCAACCACCTGTGCCGTGGCATTATCGGCAATCGTTTCCACTGGGGTCTTGCGCGCACATCCGCCCATCAGTAATATGCAACCCATGATAAACAACAAAATTGCCCATTTTACCCCAAAAAACACAAAATTATGTGATTTTTTCACATTTTGACCGCAAAAAAGTGTGTTTTCCACCATTTTTTTACCTTTGTTTTTGTTTCAACAATGCTGTTTGCACCTTTCCAATCGTGATTGCCGGTATCGTCGTGATCTTGATGTCCGGCACAAATATGTATCGGTTGTTCTTGCCGGCGCGTTCAATCCGCAGGTTCAGTTCCCCAAACCCCGACAATGCGGTGTGGTTATAAAAACGTTCGGCAAACTCAACGTTATAATTGATGGTGCGCCCCTTTTGATATGACGGGGTTTGTATGCACTGGCGGTTTTTCAATACAACATCGCCCTGGGTATTGACGGACATTATCGGGTTGCTGTAATCAATCAGCGAATTGTGTTTATGTCCGATCCAAATTAAATCCACATTCACGCCCTTGGCAATTTGTTGAAAATCCAACATTCCCTTGGTCTGTGGCGCACTACCACCGGCACCATGGTGTTGGAATATGTCATAAAAGCACAATTTGCCGGATTCATCCTTGGCCGTGAATCGCAGAAAGTTCGCATAATTTCCGCATAAAACCTTGTGTTCTTGACCCATATTCAGCATCGTCGCCAACATCTGCAACACATCGATGCCGTTAAACTTGATAATGCTTTCCTCGTGGTTGCCGCGCCCCAAAAACAAAATCTGCGACTGATATGGTTTAAGGAACTCATATATCGCGTCCAGTTTTGCGTTCAACTGGCAATCTGTGTTTTCAATCAAATGCGGCACTGCGCGCTTTTGGTCTTTTAACAAAATCGCATCAAACAAATCGCCGCCGAACAAAATATACCGCCCGTCTTTCAAACAAAAGTCCAGGTGTTTTTTAAGTGTTGCCCGATCACAATCGGGGCTGTCAAAATGCACATCGCTAAAAAGTGCCAATTTAACCGTTTTGCCGACACGTGCCTGGGTTATAAACTCGTATGCTTTCATTTGGTTTTCCCTCCGTTCCTGATTGTTTCAAGGCGCAACCATTCGCGGTATTCGGAAAGTGTTAATGCGCCCTTTTTGTGGTTGCATTCGCCGCACACGATATATGTTTGGCTGGGTATGCCCAGTTCTTTTTGGCGGCTTTTTGGTGGTTCGTGTTCCACCGTTGATTCAGACAATGGCAGCGTTCTCAAACAATATGGGCACACGAAACTTACGTGTGCCCCATACAACTTTTTCCACCGCCGTTGTTTCATTATTTTTTACCTTTAAGGTTCTTTGTTGCTTGCGCAATCTTTGCGGCATCGTCTTTGGTAAATACTGTGCTGAAATGATCCAGTATTTTTAATATTTTCGCCCACACGGCGTCGTCTTTGGTGCTTGGCGTTAATTTTACGATGGCGCTACAAATCGCGACCACAGCGCCATAAATCGCAAACAAATCAACCCAGTGTTCCAATATCCAGTCCAACATTATTTTTTGCTCCTTTGTTTAAGTAACATGTCCATTTTGGTGTTAAGTTCCACCAACAGGTCATGATCCTTACGGAATGTTTCCAGTTCTTGTTCCATCGCTTTGATTTTGGTGGTTACCACCCCATATGAAACCGACACGGAAACAAGCGCCGTAATAATCTCTGTCCAATATCCGTCCATGACCCCCTCCGTTACCTATTAAGATTCCTCGGCGACCCAGGATATCGTCGCGCCCTCTGCGGTAACAACGCATTTTAATACGTATGATCCTGCTTCGGTTGGTGCGGTTGGTGCGGAAATTGCGCCAACATCTGATGCGTCCAATACAACGGTTCCGGTTTTGCCATTAACGGATGCAACACTATTACCATCGCCGGCATACGGCAATTCACTCCACTTGGTTATACCATCGCCCACTTTCAACAAGTGCGTATCGGTTTCATACCCGATTTCGCCCAATTGCAATATTGGATCGTCTGCGGTCCAACTTGCCGCAACGAATGCACCACCACGGATAATGCGGCTTTGTGCCGATATATCCAATGTGCTCGCGCGCGTCATTGGCGCGTTTGTTGTTTCTGCATTATGTTTTTGTGCCATTTTGTTTTCCTTTTTGTTGTGTGTTTGTTTTATTTTTTACGCTTTTTTCCACAAGGCATCTGTTCCCCCTTTGGTTATTGATTTGTAATATCCTCGCCAACAACACTATTACCGATAACAATACTTGCCCGATTGATTGGTGTAACCGCCGCCGTGATCGATCCATAATCCTGGTCAAATAAATTATCTGGCGCTTCTGTAATAGATCCATAGTCGTCCATTGTTTCAACATCTGTAACGACACAAATATCGGTTGCCGCAATTGTATTTGCTTGTTTTTGGGCAACATATTGGGCAATGGTGCCCTGCCAAATCTTTACTGGATTGGGTACATTGTTGGCTGTATTGGTGTTTTTAACTCCGATGGCTGAAATCGTATTATTGGAAATACTGATTCCGTCGCTGGCGGTCAATGTGCCCTGTTTGGCATCCAGCGCATTTTTCAAATCAGTTTGGTCCGCCAATGTGCCGGTAACACCACCCCATGCGACTGTCGCACTGGTGCTGGTATTTTTCCAAACCTGGTTTGCCGCATCGTATGTTAGGTTTTGTCCGGCCGTTGGACTGCTTAAACTAACATTGGCCAAATCGCCAAGTTTAACACCATTAATATGCGTTTTTACTGCTTTTTGTGATGGTATTACGTAATCACTGGGGGAATTACCCCCCAGTGATGTATCAGTGTCCAGGTCGCGATACTGTGTTGCTGCCATAGTCGTCCCCTATATTATCCGATTACAACTGCCCGATACGTATTTGCGGCAATATTACTTGTACTATTGATCGTAATAGTGATTGTGCCGCTTGTGGCATTCACACCCGTCCATATTCTGTCGCCGGACGTTACTTCATATACATGAACCTCTACGTCGCGTGTTCCTAAACTATTTGTGATTGTCCATGTGCATACACCACCACTTTGTGTCAATGCACTATTCTGAACCGCAAACTTTTTGGTCATACCGCTGATGTGTGTTGCCAATTTCAGCGGTGTTACAAACTTGGTGTCGTTTGTTCCGGTTGTAACCTCTGCCTGTGTGGCAATTGCGGCAATACCTGCGGTGCTTTCTGTTGCTTGGCCTGGCGCTGCTGATATTTCAACGTATGTCGTGCCGGACCAACGATATGTTTTATTAAGGTATTCGCCGGTGGTTAAAACAACGTAAATCTTGCCGGTTTCCGGTGTTAATGCGGAACCACCACTGGTTGCCGACAACCAGCCGGACGACAATGCTGTTGCGCCGCTGACAATATATGTATCAACCACATCATCCACGTATGACGGCAATTGCGATGTTGGAACCTTTCCGTCGCCATCCAACCCGGCAACACCATTTGCCGCGCCAACCGCTGTCTGTGGAACATATGTTGCCGACAAATCCGGTATATCGCTTGCAACCAAATCTGCACCGGCTGTAACCAAACCTTTGGCGTCGTATGTGATTTTGCATTTTGTTGCCGCTGTAATGTTGTTGTTTTTGGTAACCTTGTTGTCAATCTGTGTTTGAATCGCGCTTGTAACACCATGAACATAGTTTAATTCTGTTGTGGTCGCCGTAATGCCGTCCAAAACATTGATTTCCGATGCCGTTGCTGTAACACCATCCAAAATGTTGATTTCGGCTGTGCTCGCCGTTACACCATCCAAAATATTCAATTCTGTGGTGCTGGCTGTGATACCATCCAAAACATTAACCTCGGCCGCCGTTGCTGTAACGTCGGTAATTTTGCTCAAATGCAACGATGGAATATCACTCTCTGCCAAATCTGCACCGCCTGTAACCAAACCCTTGGCATCATATGTAATCTTGCACTTTGTTGCGGCTGTGATTGCGCCATTTGCCGTAACCTTGGTTGCCAATTGTTTCGGATTAACCGCCAATGTCGTCGCGGTTCCGGTGCTGGCTTCGGTGTCGGTTGCAATTTCAATCACACCCTTTGCAGATGTGCTGGCGTCTGCAACACTGATTGTGCCACTGCTGACCGAAATGTTGGAACCAACAATAACACCACCCAGCGCACTTGTTGTTGCCGCGTTCAATGTAACGGTTTCGCTCGATTCTGTTAAACCGGTACTGAATGTATAACTTTTTGTCGCATCCAACCATGTTGTTCCATCAAAAACTTTTAATCTTTTATTGGCTGTATCCCAAAATGGCTGCCCCCCACCAGGCGATAATGGCGCTGTTGCCAAGTTTTGAAACCGGAAATTACGGATTTCATTTTGGGTCATGTCAATATGCACGCCCCATCTTTCATAATCATTCGCCATATTTTTGCTCCTTATTGTTCAGCGATTTAATTTAGAAATGCCTTACCGGCAAACGGTGCAGTAAATGTAACTTCGACGTTATTTACGTCTATATGTTGAACCGCACCCCTCATTTCGTTTCCGGCGCTATCAACGACGGTTACCGATGGGTTTTTGTTCAGATTGTGGGTAATTTCCCAAACATCTGCGGCGACACCCTGTATAAACACAAATGTCTTTTCTGTAATCGCCACAACATTACCGGTACGCGTAACAACAATGTTGCCGGCCCCAGTAATGTCTTGGACACTTGCGTTGTCCGTATATGGCAAATCGTTCCATAACGTTGTTCCGTCGCCGATTTTGGCGCGGTGTGTGTCGCTTTCATTTCCAATTTCCCCACGTTGTAACAGTGGGTTCTTTTCTGCCCATTCCGCCGCAGGAAACGACGGGTGGCGCAATCTGCGATAACGTCTTGATGGACCTTGAACGCGACCATCACGGGTCATCGGCTTTTCGCTGTATTCAGCGCTGTGCTTTTGTGCCATTTTCTATTCCTCGAAATCGCTGTTAATCCATGCGTCAATATCGTCGTCGCCGATATCAACGGGTTCTCGTTCCTGGTCTGCCTCAACACGCGCCGCGTGGTCAATTTCAACCCAGCATTCACGCGCCAAAACGCCCCAGTATTCTTTTTTGATTTGGGTTTGGTGTTTGTTTTTGAAATCTCGTATTGTGGTCCGGATCACGCTGTCAATGTATGGCAAATCCAAATATCCGCGTGCTTCCCATAATGTCCGCATCAACGACAACCGCAACACCACAATCATGTCGCGCATATCGTTGCGCCTGTGTTGTTCTTTGGATACCTCGCGCCGCAAATACCGCGCCAATATCTCGTCCAATACATCTGTCTGTTCGCGCGCCGATAAAATGTCATTTGCGCGCAATAAACTTAACTGTAACTGGACAACAATGTCTTGAACCGCACGCAATTGATATTCGCCGCGGTGCCAAAAACGAAAAACACGCCGTAAATTGCTGTCGGGCGTGTCTTTTCGTGTAATTGTTGTCGCGCTGTCGTCGGGGTCTGACCGTTTAATGACAAATGCCATTTTTTTCTTTCCGTTTTGCCGGTTTTGGTGTTTCACTGGCTATTGCCGTGTCAATATGTTCCTGGACAACTGCATCCGGCACTTTTTCTTTTACCTCAACGTCATATGCACCATCTGTTTCCAACCCATACGGCTTTATTTTGCCGTCCGGGGTTGTTTCCGGCGCATCTTTGCTATCCACGGTGTCCTTGACACTCACTTTTTGCCCAACAACAATCTTGCCATCCTCGGCATATTTGCGTTTTTGTTCGTCCTCAATGGTCATTTTGACGTCTTTGACCTTTACGTCATAGGTTTGGGTTTGTATCATTTGGGTTCCTTATGGTTAATATCCCAGTGCTTTTAACAACTGGTCCATCGATGCGGTGCTTGGAATAACCGGGCGGACATTGCCGCGACCCAGCGCATCCAAAATCTTTTGCACCTTTGGATCCAATGGTTTGGTCTGTTGAACCGGCACCGGTGCCGAAACAGATTTCAGTTCTTTTGGATCACTCAACAAAACGTCCGACACTTCGCCATACAATTTTTTCGTCCGGGCGTTATCCACGGTGCGCGCAACTTTACGCGCCGTTCCTTTGACCGGATTACCGGCAATTTCCTCTAACCCACGCAATGCATCTGATATCTGTGCGGTGTTTTCCGCTGTGCGCGAACCGCCCAATATGTAATCTGCGGCGCGGTTCTGATTAACCAAATCGCGCGCGAAATTGATTAACGCGTTTGCTTGGTCCTCGGGCAACAACGCGTGTATCTTGCGTTGTGCATCCGTATCCAGTAACCGTTTGGCAAATACTGCCGGGTTATTCTTTTCAAATCCGGACATGTAAAAATCACGTGCCCCAACACGTGCCGCATCCAATTCTGTCGGCGACATTTCGCTGATACTTTTAATAAATGTATCCGCGCTGATGTCGTTGCGATCAATCTTGGCGCCATATTCACGCGCCGCATTGGCTGATAACTTTTTACCCGACACTGCACGCGCCTCTTTATACAATGGGCTGAAATTATCCATCGTGGTAACCAAATCTTGTTTGGCATTGGTCAAACTGGCAATCAGACGTGTATTTGGCGCTGGCGCCGCTTTTTCACGCGCGATTTGGTTATCCAACACCTCTTTGGCAAAATCCAACCGGCGCATATCATTGCGTTCTGCCGGTGCCGGTTCATATCCGGTTACTTTACCATTGGCATCTTTGATTGCACGGCGGCCCGATACCTGTAATTCTTTGTGAATACTTGGCGCCGTATTTATCGCATCGCGGATATATGGGTTTTTATCCAGTTTTGCGAACGCATCCTTTGGCAACCTTGCACGCGCCGTATATGTCCGTCCGGTGCCCGGAACGACGGTCGTATTGCCCATAAACGCCATTTCATACAATGTATTGGCTTCCGGATCCAATGCCGCCGCAATGCGTTCCGCATGTGTCGCGCTGTTTTCTGTCCCAAATATTTCATTTAATTTCGCCGTTACGCGTGATGGCGTATTTTCCTTGGCGGTATTAAACCGGGTTGTGATTGCTTCGTTGGCGTCCGGCGAAATACTGCGTGCCGTACGCGCCAATTGATTAACATTGGCATCGCCCAAATCAATCAATGGCACACCGCGTTCGCGCGCCGTGTTAATAACTTTTTCCGCGTTTTCACGACCCAACACACGCACCAATTCTTTATATGCCTTGGACAATTCCGGTGTCTTTGGCTGTTCGGTTCCGCGATTGGTAATGCGTTCCAGTATTCGTTGCGCAATTGGCGATATTTTCGCACCGGCGCGGCCGACACCATATCCTGCACCGCCAAATAATGCCGCACCAACACCACCCTCGGCACCACCTTGAACAGATGCCTGGATTTTATCGCCCAAATCGCCGCTTTTTCTTAAACCGGCATCAACCGCTCCCAGTGGAATACCGACCTTGGCGGCATTACCCATTGCTTCAACCAATGTGTTTGCCTTGCCGGCCGCGCCAAGTGGCAACAATGCACCACCAGCAAACGATGCACCCATGGACTTATATGGGTTTGCTTGTTGAAATGCGGCGGCGGCATTCTTTTTCTTGTTCAATTCATAATCATACCATTCGCGCCATGATTCTTTGTTGTCTTTTGGCAACACGCGTGCGCCCAATTTGGTCAAGATATAATCGTTTGTTGCATCCCAACCGGCCATAAATGGGTCAAATGCCGCACCGATAACCGGAATACCACGCGCGGTTTCCTCTAACAACGCGTTTGTTGTATCCAACGTGCCCATCTTTTTCGGTTTTGGCTGTTCCACCGGCGGCAATGCCGCAAAAATCTGTTGTGCATCGGCTTCGGTTGGTTCTGTATCGCCACTGACTGTAACCACACGCCCGTCCGGTGCTGTGATTTTATATTTCGCCATTATTCTACCTTTTCAATTGTGAAACCATTGATTGTCTGTGCCTGTGATACTGGGGACATTTGGTAAAACTCGGATTCCAACCCCAATTTTTTAACCAATCCCGGCAATACACCCTCTAACTGCTTACTTGTTGCGTTTTCCGGAACGCCCAAATATGCCAACATTTCGCCCAGGGTGTTAATACCCGAACCACCGGACGCACGCGCAATTGCATTGGTTAATGGTAACAGCGCACTCAATGCCTGTTCGCGACGACCAATGTTCTTTGACGAACTGCCGGCCAACCACCAATTGTCTGTTGATTTATTCATGGATGTAATACCACCATGCTTTGCCAAATCGTCCAATTCTTTTAATGCCGCCAACGCAGATTCTTTTTGCACCGCCTGTTGTTCCGGCGTACCACCTGCACCTTTCGCGTTTGGATCATTGACTTTCAAATAATCTTGGGCAACCTGTGATGTAATCTGTTGTTTATCCGCATCCAGTTCAATTTGTGCCGCCTTGATTGCGTTTTCACGCGCCGCTTCCTCGGCATCGCGAACTGCCGCCGCGCGTTGGCTATACACATCGCCTGCACCACGCGCCAATGACGAAATCGCAACTTCCCATGGATTGATTATCTGTTCGCCAAACCCACCGGTATATGTGTGTGATTCCGGCATCTTGGTCAATGCATTTGCAATTGCTTCGCCAATGCCCGGTACGCTTTTTGGTGCGCCCAGCGCATCCATCAACGCTTTCATTTTGTTTGGATCATATTGCGTGCGTTGTATTTGGGTCTGTGTTTTTGTAACCGGCACGACCGACTGTGGCAATGCCCCGTATCCCAATGCGCTTAAAACTGTTGAATCATTGTTATTTCCGTTCATATCCACACCCCTTTATTATCCGGCTACTTTTGAACCTGCCGCCGCACCTGCCGCGGTTCCGACACCTGGTGCCAATAATGACCCCAATGCCGCGCCACCAATCGTTCCAAATGCGCCCAACAAACCACCGGTCAATGCGTTTTGATTTGCCATTTCCGTCTGATACTTGGCAATTTGGTTCTGATATACCTTGTCATAGGTATTTTCATAACCTGCACCGGCTTGACCCGACAATACCGCTGGATCAATGACTTGACCGCCTGCCAATGCCGCCTGGTTCAATATATTTGTTTGGAATTGCTGGCCGTTTGCCAATGCTTCGTTGGAAAGCGCCGTCAATGTGCGATTCTGTGCGTCATATACATCGCCCATTGCGCTATTCCACGCACTTGATCCCAATGGCAAACCACGATTGGTCAATGAACTTTCCGCGCGTTCAACTTGGCGATCCAATTGTGGTTGCATATACGCCATTTGGGCATTGTAATATGCATTGGCCGCTTCTGTCGGGTCGCCCGAATAATTGCTTAATGCGGACAATTGTGCGGTCTGTGCCGCGGAACTGCCGGCGCCCAATTGCTTATTGACCGTAATTTGTCCGGTTACTGGATCAATTGATGTGCTATATGATCCCAATGGGCTATTAACATTTGCATATAATTGATTTCCAGCCGCCTGGTTCAGCCGTTTTTGCTGTGCTTCGGCCGCCGCCGTATCATATGTCGGCGTTGATGGTTTTGATCCCATAATTTTCCCCCTATATTTACGCTAAACTGCCCAAGTTTGTATCAACGGCAATTTCGGGGTGCAGCGCCGAATACATTGCCAATTCAATTTCCGCATCCAATTCGCGTTCCTTGCGGTCTGCGTCTTGTTGCATAATTTGTACCTTTGCTTTGTTGATTTCGGTGTCGGACACAATCTTTGCGATTTCCGCATCTGCGCGTTTATTTTCCAACATAACTGCCGTCCGGTCTTTTTCGGCGGTATTGCGCAATTCCGCACCAACCTTTTGGGCATCCAATTGCAACTTTTGCTGTTGGACTTGAACTTTTTGCTGTTCAATACCCAATTTCATTTGTTCCGGTGTTGGTTGTGGTGGCTGGCTCAACCGTTCCTGGTATGCCGCAATTGCGTTATCAATGGCCGTTTCCATTTCCTGTTCAACCGGCGCACCGACTTTGTATCCGCGTATCATGGACATAATTGCCGGCTTGGCGATAATCGCCATTTCCGGCACCTGCTGAACCATCACAGATACTGAATCCAACTGCTTGAACACATTGGTCCATAATTCACTGATGTTTGCTTTGTAATCCGCATCGTAATATGACCGCACATCCTCTAACGAAATCGTCAAACGAATGTTTTTAAGGTTGTCGGTCTTTAACAAATTGATTGCCTGCATAACATTTGGTAACGACGCCACATCATATTCGATGGTTGAATATGTCAATAACGAATATTGATCAAATGTTTGGCAAATAATATCGCATGCAATACGGATGGTATCCTGGACGAAATAAATGGCGTCTTTTTGGTCGTCTTGCAACCGCATTGTTCCAAACGAACCCTTTAATCTGTTTGTGCCATACGCATCTTGCACCTGGGTTTCGCCCTCTAACACATCGTAAATACCCAAACCTTTCTGAATATCCGCAATATATTCGTCGCGAACGATTTTTAACCGTTCCAGCGCCGTAACCGCCGCCGTGTTATCGTTGAACCATGTTAATGCGGAAATGCCTTTGCCCTCTAACTTTTCAACGTTTTTCAACCCAATCATGCAGTTTTCGTTGTCGTCGTCGTAAATCTTGCCAAAATCTGCAACCGACGCATCATATGCGCCAACAACGCGCAATGTGTCTTTGATATTGGTTATACGCTGATTGATTTTATCAACCGCTTCATACTGCGCCAAAAACTGCGCGTGGCGTGGCACTGGTATTGTGGAATCAACAAACTCGTCATATGACAATGGACGCGCACATGGAAAATCAATATCATATGGATAATCGTATGTTTTCAATATGCGTTTGTATGATGGGTGGTAAATATAAACCTTGCGATCCCACTTGTCCCATATTTCATATACGGAAATGGTCTTTTCCTCGCGGTCTTTGGAATCAATCAAACCCTCTTTTTCCAATACATCCAATTCGTCCTTGGATATATTGTCGTCCAAATGTAATCCCGGAAACGCTTTTTTAACATCGTCGTTACGCATACGAATACGGCGCGCAACCCAACCACAATCGTCCCAGTGGCGTGATTTTTGCCATATAAAATCGTCATGGCTGACATAATCGAATGTAATATCCTCTTTGATTAAATTGGCGGCTGTGCGATATGGTGCATAACTGACCCAAATAACACCTAAATTGGACAATTCTGCATCCAATTTGGCATATGATAAAGCGCGCTTAAATTGCGCGCTTTCAATTATCTTGTTTGTAACCCGTTCCAGTATCATTGATGCGGTCCGGGCGACACCATCATTGTCGCGATTGGTTCGATCCACCTGTACCTTTGGAATAAACGGCAATATGAACGGCAACCGCACCGACACATTGCGGTACAACAGGTTGTAACCCTTGGACACGCTGTCCAAGTTATCCGCCTTGATATCTTTGTCGGCCATAAACGCCTGATTACGATACCGACGGGTAATATCTTTGGATAATTTGCGCCATTGCTTGTATTTTTCGTCTTTGATCGCAATTTCCAACTGATTTGCCCAATAATCTTGCTTTTTTTCTGCCATTTTGCCCTACCTCTATTCAATTGGCCCCAAATATTTAACGATAATGTGGCCAGTTTCGCCCGGGCCACCAAGTCCTGTACTTGTCTGCCATTCCGTGCCATTAAACCAAGCCGCGGCGCCATGACCATCGGCACGACCACCACCAATGCCACCACCATTGTTTCCCATTGCATTGCCCTTGGGAACCCCGGCACCACCGCTACCATACGGTGTTGAACCACCATTCGAGGTACTAACACCACCGCCCTGTACCATGTATGAACCACCCGATGCACCGCCACCGTATGCACCACCGCTACCACCGTATCCGGACAATAATGGTATGCTACCCGAACCCGTGGTATGAAATGCAAAATAATAATCTGTTCCAAAAACACCATCGATGGGCATGATATGCAAACAAGATCCGGCACCGGAACCACACGCTAATAATTCCACACCATTCCCTAAACAATTTCCACTGGACGCACATGATGCTGGCTGATACGTTCCAAGTGTTCCAACAGAACCAGCATTACCAAATATATGA